GTTAAAATTGAGGTGTTTAGATTTAAATACGTAGCTTATGGAGCTATTGTTGTTTTTGTCTTAATGAGTGATAAATTTACAGAGATATTGAGGTTATTATAATGCCAAAAGGACCAGGAACATACGGAAAGAAACGTGGTAGACCACCAATGAAAAAAAAGAAGAAGTGTTATGGCAAGTAAAGGATTATATCACAACATAAATAAACGTAAGAAAGCAGGTACTAGTAGACCTAAATCTAAATCTACTATAAGTGCTAAAGCTTATGCGAATATGAAAGCAGGATTTCCAAAATCAAAAAGCAAAAAAAAGAAGAAGGCATAGAGCGTAGTAAATATTACAGCGACAGATATGACCATTATATATCTTTAGGACATCCTAATGGTTCATCTGCCAAGTTAGCTCATGTTGATTTAGCAAAAGAATTTAAACAAAAGAATCCAACAATAGACAAACTTAAACAAATATGACAAGTGAAGAATTACAAACACTATGTTTGAAACACCGACTTTCTGTCGAAGAAGTATTCAGGAATACAGGGCATAAACCTAATGATATTCGTGGATGGTTATCAGGCAAAAAGAAGATTCCTTGGTATGTTACCGAAGAATCTTTAACAAAAAAAAGCTAATACAGCGATCAACTACACCTGCGTAAGCAGATAGAATCCAGGAGAAAACAATGGACGACAAAAAAGAAGCTCAGATTAAAGCTGGGCAAGATGCAAAGTTATTGCTTGAGAATCCTCAAATGATAGCAGCATTTAATACTGTACTTAATGGTGGATATCAACAATGGATATCTACAGACATTAAAGATACAGAAGGTAGAGAAGCACTTTATCACAAACAAAGAGCCATCTTAGAAGTTAAAAACACTCTAGTACAAACTATCGAGAACGGACAGATACTAGAAGAAGAACGCAAAGGAGGTAAGTGATGAGTGACGATAATATACCTGTGAAGGAAAGTAACGTAGGAGGAATTCCTGTGACTGATGTTGAATCAGCACAGAAAGCACTTCTTGATTCTATGAGGGCTTCGAAAGAACAACCCAAAAGAATTGAAGAAGAAACAGAAACTGAGGATATGGTTTCTGAACAGGCAATGGATGTTGCCGAATCAGTTGAAAATACTCCAGTCAATCTAACAACAGAAGACTTAGAAGCAGACCAAAAAAGGTTTGCTCAAAGTCAATTGACTGAGGAAGATATTGTTGATGATAATCAACAGCAACAAGTTGGAGAACCTAAAGTATATACTGTCAAAATTGATGGTAAGGATACACAGGTCAGCGAAGACGAGTTGTTGTCGGGTTATAGTAGACAAGCTGATTACACTAGAAAAAGTCAAGTATTGGCAGAGCAACGCAAAAAGATGGAAGAAGAACTCGCAGCGACTCAACAAGAAAGACAGCAGTACCAATCGCAACTTGAACAATTTAATACACAAGCCGATTCTAAATTAGAAGAGTTCAAATCGGTAGACTGGACTAAACTCAAGGAAGAAGATCCTATGGAATATGCTCTGAAAAGAGACCAATATAGGGAACTTCAGGAAAATAAAAGGTTAGTTGCTGAAGAACAGCAACAACTTGCACAAAAGCAACAAGCAGAAATGCAAAGTAAGTGGAATGAGGAACTTCAAAGACAGCAAGAAGTTATGGCTCAAAGACTACCTGAATGGAATGACCCAGAGAAAGGACCTAAACTTAAACAAGATATTAAGTCTTTTGCTCTTAACAAAGGGTTTACCGAGCAGGAAGTTGATAGTCTAATTGATGCTAGATCAGTAGATGTGCTTCATAAAGCTATGATGTATGAAAGTCTTTTAGCAGCTAAGATTGCTAATAAGAAACAAAAGGTTGTTCCTAAAGTGCAAAAACCTGGTACACCAAGTACCAAAACTGAAGTTAATAGCGAGAAAGTAAAGCAAACTCGAGCAAGACTAAAAAGGACAGGAAGAGTTGATGATGCAGCAGCAGTAATCAAATCTTTAATGTCATAGTCTTAATACTAACTTTTAACACAAAGGTGTAATAATGGCACAAGCAACAAATACATTTGAAACGTATGATGCTGTGGGTAACAGAGAAGATTTACAGAACGTAATCTATAACATCTCTCCAACAGATACACCATTCATGTCTTCAATTGGTTCAGGTAATGCTGAATCTACAAAGCACGAATGGCAAACTGACTCACTAGCTTCAGCAGCTTCAAATGCTCAAATAGAAGGAGATGATTCTCCAAGTGCTGCGTTATCTGCAACTTCTCGTGTTTTCAACTATACACAGATTTCTTACAAACCTGTTATGGTCTCTGGAACACAAGAAGCAGTAAATCACGCAGGTAGAGATTCTGAACTAGCTTATCAAATAGCTAAAGCTGGTAAAGAACTCAAAAGAGACATGGAACTAGACCTTACAGGTAAAAACGCAGCTACAGCAGGTACTGGAAATGGTGCTTCAGCTCGTAAATCTAGAGGTTTTGAGTCATGGACAGAAACCAACAACAGCTATGCATCTGATGGTGGAAACTCATCAGGTACTGTAACAGATGGTACACAAAGGGTACTTACAGAAGCTATCTTAAAAGGTGAGTTAAAATCTTGCTTTGATAATGGTGGCGATCCTGACCTACTATTAGTTGGTTCATTCAACAAACAAAAAGTATCTGGTTTTACAGGTAACTCAACTCGTATGGACATGGCAGAAGATAGAAGCTTAGTAGCTACTATTGATGTTTATGTTTCTGACTTCGGTGAAGTAAGAGTTGTAGCTGACAGATTCCTACGTTCTTCTGGTAGAAGTGCGTTGGTTGTTGATACAGAAATGTTTGCGACTGGTTTCTTGAGACCTTTCCAAACACAAGAACTAGCAAAAACTGGTGATGCTGAAAAACGTTTACTACTCGCTGAGTGGACACTCGTTGCTAAAAATGAAGCATCTTCAGCTACTATTGCTGACTTGACAACTTCATAAAAAATATTTTTCATGTAACTTTCTCATCATGAAAGGGGCAGGTTTTTCTCATATTGTTTTCCTGCCCCACCCAAGATACTGATTAATAATGACCTTGAAGAACGTATCGCTTCGGAACGAGGGTTATTAACTAGGAGACTTTAATGAGAACATTAAATGATTATTTTGTAACAGCAGAGATAGAAGACGTATCTACTGCATCTAGTACATTCGTTGCTATCCCAGATGGTGGACGAGTAGTTAAAATTATATCTGCACTACAAGGTGCTATTAGTGGTGGTGATGCTGCAGTTTCTTTTGAAATTGGTGGTACTGCTATTACTGGTGGTGGCATTACAGTTGCTAACTCAGGTTCAGCAGCAGGTGATGTAGATACATCAGTTCCTACAGCAGCTAACTCAGTTGAAGAAGACGGAACTATCGAAATGATTACAGATGGTGGTTCTACAGGAACAGCTAAATTATTAGTTACATTTGTAATTAGGAGATAAGAATGGGAAGCCCTAACTATGGTTTAAGAGTAACAAATACTATCGTAAGAGGTGTTACTGCTACATCTCAACAGTCTACAGCTACTGATGCAAATACTGAGTATGTCAGAATCGTATCTGATACAGATGGAGTTCATATAGCTTTTGGTGCATCACCAACAGCAACAACAAGTACAACCATACTTGGTGCATATGACCCTGAAATATTTAAGATTGATGGTGGCATGAAAGTCGCTGCAATACTTGCAAGTGGAACAGGTAATATTTACATAGATGAGTTGAGTGAATGAAACGTAAGATAGGACAAAATCAGATATTTCATTATCATAATCCTACTGGCGAGTTCGCTATAGAACACATCGAAAATATACAACCCCTTATTGATTCTAATAAGAAATTACAGAATGAAGATCATCACAAAGCAGACGAGTTTAGACTCTCTGCTCGTATTCCTATGACTGTAGTTTATGAATGGAAAAGACTATTTGGGGTTGATTTATTTAATAAAGACCACAAAGAAGCAGTAAAAAAACTTATTAACAGTCCTGATTACAGGTATTTAAAGACAACCAATAGGCGCATATAATGGCAATATCGAATTACTCAGAACTTAAATCAGCTATCGCTGACTGGTTAGACAGAACAGATTTAACTGATTCTATTCCTAACTTTATAGCATTAACTGAAGCTAGACATAAAAGAGATTTTAAACTAAGAAGACTAGAAACAAGAGTTACTGCTAACACAGTGGCAGACCAAGAGTATTATTCATTGCCTGATAATTATATTGCTATGCGTAATATACAATTAAATACCGACCCTAAAACATCTTTAGAATATTTAACACCTGAACAAATGGATAGGGTATATGCAGGAAGTATGAAAGGTAAACCTAAAGCATATAGTATAATGGTTAACGATATACAGCTAAGACCAACACCCGATGGTGTTTATCAAATAGAATTATTGTATTATAAACATGTAAACCCATTATCTGATTCTAATGCAACAAACGAAATATTAGACAATCATCCTGATATATATTTATATGGAGCTTTAGTTGAAGCAGAACCTTATTTACAAAATGACAAACGAATTCAAACATGGTCTAGTCTCTATGATCGTGCTAAAAATGATATAATAGACTCTAACGAAAGAGACAGACACTCAGGCGTGGCACTAACAACAAGAATAGATTACGGAGCATATTAATGACAGAATGGACAGTAGTAGCAGGTGTTGATTCAAGTGCTACAGCATCAGAAATAGATACAGTAGCTAATAACATTGCAAATGTAAACATAGTAGGTGGGATATCATCTGATGTCACTACTGTTGCAGGAATCGCATCTGATGTTACATCAGTTTCAAGTATTTCAGGAAATGTAACTACAGTCGCAGGTATTGATTCTAATGTAACCACAGTTGCAGGAATTAGTGGAGAGATTACGACAGTAGCTAATGATGGCACAGATATAGGGATTGTTGCAGCAAACACATCTAACATAAACACTGTTGCAGGAATATCATCTAATGTTACAACTGTTGCAGGAATTTCTAGTGATGTTACAACTGTTGCTGCCGATGAAACTGACATAGGTACTGTTGCTACAAATATAGCAAATATAAATACAACTGCAGGTTCAATATCAAATGTCAACACAGTTGCAACAAATATTGCAAACGTAAATACTGTTGCTGCTGATGGAACAGACATTGGTGTAGTGGCAGGAATATCATCTGACGTAACTACAGTTTCAGGAATTAATGCAAATGTAACTACAGTAGCAGGTATATCTGCTGATGTAACTTCTGTCGCAGGTGATGCTACTGACATTGGAACAGTAGCTACTAACATAGCTAATGTTAATACTACAGCAGGTTCAATCGCTAATGTTAATACAGTTGCTACAGATATTTCTAATGTTAATAGTGTAGCTTCAAACTCTACTAACATAAACGCAGTAGCTGCAAACGAAACAAACATAAATGCAGTTAATAGTAATTCAACTAATATAAATACTGTAGCTTCTAATAATACAAACATAACTACAGTTGCAACTGATATTGCCAATGTAAATACAACAGCAAGTAATATAACTGGTGTTAATAGTTTTGCAGAAAGATACAGAGTAGATTCATCTGATCCAACAACAAGTTTAGATGCAGGAGACCTTGCTTTTAACACAACAGACAGTGCATTAAAATATTACAATGGTACATCTTGGGCTAGTATTACAGCAGGACTTACAGATATAGTAGGTGATGTTACACCACAACTAGGTGGTAATTTAGATTTAAACTCAAATGACATCACTGGCACAGGTAATATTGATACAACAGGTAACTTAACAATAAGTGGAGATTTAACTGTTAATGGCACAACAACAACTATTAACTCTACTACAATATCTGTTGATGATAAAAATATAGAATTAGGGGCTACAGCTAGTCCAACAGACTTAACTGCTGATGGTGGTGGTATAACCCTCAAAGGTACAACAGATCACACACTTAACTGGATAAATTCTACAGATGCTTGGACATCATCTGAACATTTAAATCTAGCAACAGGTAAAGAATACAAAATAAATAATACATCATTAAAAGATGTATCAGAAACACTAACTAATAAAACAATCAATAGTGCATCAAATACTATAACGATTACAGAATCAAACATATCTGATTTAGGTTCTTATTTAGAAAATGTTGTAGAAGATACAACACCACAACTAGGTGGTGATTTAAGCACTAATGGTAATGATGTAAACTTTGGCGACAACGACAAGGCACAGTTCGGTGCTGGCAATGACTTGCAGATTTACCATGATGGTAGCAACAGTTATGTAAAAGAAAATGGCGTTGGCAACTTTTACATACAAGGGCAAAACTCTATTCGTTTAACCAATAGTGATGGAACAGAAAACTACGCAATATTTAATGTTGATGGTGCTGTTCAACTTAACCACGACAATGCAACTCGTTTGCTTACCACATCTACAGGCGTTGATGTAACAGGAACAGTAGTTAGCGATGGTTTAACAGTTGATACAAACACTCTTCATGTAGATGCTACTAATAACATAGTAGGGATAGGTACAAGTAATCCTAGTACATATGGTGGAATATTGAATTTAACTGATGGCTCAGTAGGTGGAGAAACAACTTTTGTTATTGCTAATAACAATGCAAATCAGTTTATAAGACTAGGTGTAAAAGCAGATGAAGCTCAAATTGCTTATGACAATGCAGACAGTTTAGTCTTTGGAGAATCTACAGATTCTACTACATCAGGTATAACTACAGAACGTATGAGAATAACATCTACTGGTAATGTAGGTATAGGTACTAGTAGTCCTCAAGGGGCATTAGAAGTTGTTGGTGGGGCGACAATTGATAGTGGGTTTAGCCAAACACGAAGTGGTCACCCTTCTTATGCAATTACTAATGGTGGAACTGATACTGTGTATCACAGTATTAAAGCGTCTGGGTCTTCTACTTGGTATAGCTACTTTGAAGCACAAGACGATGGAACAGACATTAATGCCCTTAAATTTAATACTGGTGCTGGTACAGAAGCTATGAGAATAGATTCTAGTGGTAGATTAGGTATTGGTACAAGTAGTCCTGACCAAAATCTTCATGTATCAGACACATCAACAAATGCTTATATAAAGATAATTTCTAACGATTCTAATACAGCAGGAATTTTATTTGGAGACCAAAATTCAGGTTTACAAGGCAAATTATATTACTTAAATAATATTGATGCTATGAGGTTTGATACTAATGGCTCAGAACGTATGAGAATAAATTCTGGTGGTGACTTATTGGTGAGTAAAACTACGGGAAATAGTACAACGACAGAGGGAGCATCTTTTGACCATGTAAGTGGTGGTAATGATTTTGCTTTACGTATAGTCAATACAAATTCAAGTGCAGTTGAAGCAGTTATGCTTTTGAATCGACAGAATAGTGATGGTGGATTGATAACATTTAGACAAGCCAACACAACAGAGGGAAGTATATCAGTGTCAGGCACAACAGTTTCCTACAATGGTGGACACTTATCTCGTTGGGGAAGATTATCAGACAACTCAAAACCAACTATCCTAAAAGGCACAATCATGTCTAACCTAGATGAAATGGTTGTATGGTCTTATGATGATGTTTTATACACAGAAGAAGATGAACTACCTGTAGATGATGATGGAAATCCAACTGCATCTGTAGGTGATGTTAAAACACCTGCTTATACAGCAGAAAACGAGCAAAGAAACCAACTTAAAGTAAGTGATGTTGAGGGTGATATCAATGTTGCAGGATTATTTGTTAAGTGGGATACAGGAGAAGATGGATATAACGATATAGATTTAGCAATGACAGGTGATATGGTCATTAGAATTGCACAAGGAACAACAGTTCAAAGAGGAGACTTACTCATGTCAGCAGGTGATGGCACAGCAAAACCACAAGAAGATGACATAGTAAGAAGTAAAACAATCGCAAAGGTAACATCAACTACAGTAATCAACACTTATGATGATGGAAGTTATGTAGTACCTTGTGTAGTAATGGCTTGTTAGGAGAATAACTAATGTACAAATGGCAATTTAATTTTGATGTAGACAATAACAATGTAATTAAACAAATACATTGGAGATATAATATCAATAGTGATGATGGCTCAACAGGCATCTATGGCTCATGTTCAGGTGCAGATATGGACTTTGATTCAGTTACACAACAACAATGTATTGATTGTGTTTTAGAAAATTCAGGTGAAACAGAATCTAGTCTACAACAAAAACTATCAAATCAACTTAATGCACAACTAAACCCTGAAGTGACAAGTAGAACAAAAGAGTTTTAATTATAAAACATAAAATAACAAACAATAAAAGGAGAAAATAATGGCAGAAAATAAAAAAACCCCCATTACAATAGACGACAAAAAATACTTTTTTGAAGATATGACTCAAGAACAACAAGTTATGCTTAGTCATATTTCTGATTTAGAAAAAAAAATTAATGGATCTAAATTTAACTTAGAACAGCTTCAAGTTGGAAAAGAATCTTTTGTTAAAATGCTACGAGAATCATTAGATAAAGAAGAAAGCGAAGAAGTTAAACCAGGAGAATAATTAATGGGATTAGAAACAGGAACATATATAGATAGTCTTAATACCTCAAATCCAGGGGCAACTGATTCTGTTGCTCAAGGTGATGACCACATAAGATTACTTAAATCAACAATAAAAAATACATTCCCTAATTTAACTGGGGCAATGACATCAACTCATACAGAATTAAATCTACTTGATGGTGTTACTGCAACTACTACAGAACTTAACTATGTAGACGTAGCAACACTTGGTACAGCAGAAGCATCAAAAGCCCTAACTGTAGATGCTAATTTAGATGTAACAGGTATTAGAAATCTAACAGTTACAGGTACTATTACTAACAGTTCAATAATAAGTCTATCTGATGTATATCCTGTAGGAAGTATTTATATAAATGCAAGTGATGGTACTAACCCTGGCACATTATTAGGTTTTGGTACATGGGTAGCATTTGGTGCAGGTCGTGTTCCAGTAGGTATAGATGCAGGACAAACAGAATTTGACACAGCAGGAGAAGTAGGTGGTGCTAAAACACATACATTAACATTATCTGAAATACCATCACATAGACACGAAGTAGGTTCTAAAGATTCTTCAGCAGGTGATGGTGGTGCATTTAACGAAGAATTTGTAGAACAATATGGAGACACAACAAATGGTCCTGCAGTTCCTACAAGTTATCAAGGTGGTGGCGATGCCCACAATAACTTACAACCATATATCGTTGTATATATGTGGAAAAGGACGATCTAGGTTATATATTTTATGGGTGCTATACATAGAGGTAATAATAAATTTGGATTAAAGCTAGAAGACTTTGATTCAAAAGAAGCATATAAAAGAGAATATAACAGATTACTTGACCTAGAACCTAGACGCAAAGAATATAAGAAGAAATATCAACAATCTTCAAAATACAAGGAAAAAATTAGACCAACTCACAAGAAATGGCGAGAAAAAAATAGAAAACATTTAAATGCTTTACAAGCTATAAGAAGAACGTCTCAATTACAAAGAACACCTACATGGTCAGAAAAAGAAATGATAGAAGACTTTTATGCTAAATGTCCAAAAGGACTATGTGTAGACCATATATTGCCATTACAGGGCGACAAAGTATCAGGATTGCATGTATTAAATAATCTTCAGTATTTAACAAGAAAAGAAAACTCGAGCAAAGGAAATAGATTACCTATGAATATTAATTTAACAAAGAGGACTGCATAGATGCCTACATTTGTAGCACCTGCTCCAAAGGGCATGATAAAGGATACAAACGATACTGTACTTCCACCTGAGTTTTATTCACATGCAAGTAACATAAGGTTTACTGATAATGCAGGAAAAAAGATCAAAGGACACGATGTAGTATTTGGCACACCTACAGTAGCACCATACTTTGTACTAAACTGGTCTACTGGCACATCATCGTATTGGTTTTATGCAGGTACAGCTAAGATTTACAGAACTGATGGCACTACTCATACAAACTTTACAAGGACATCAGGTGGCGATTATGCCACTAATTTAACTACAGTAGGTAACTGGACAGGAACTGTCTATAATGGTCTTCCTATCCTTTGTAATGGGGTAGATGATCCACAAGCACTAGCTACTACAACTGCAAGTGAGTTTAGTGATTTACCTAACTGGGTGGCTAATACAACTTGTAAAACCATAAAAGCATTTGGTAACTATCTAATGGCACTTAATCTTACTGAAAGTGGCACAGAGTTTCCTAACAAAGTAAGATGGGGTGATGCAGCAGAGAACTTTAGTTTCCCATCTACATGGACTGCAGCTAGTACTAATGACGCAGGTGAAGTAACTATAGGTGATGAATCAGACTTTATTGTTGATGGTCTAGCACTTAAACAATCATTTATAATATACAAAGAAAACTCTACATGGTTAGCTAACTACATTGGTGGTAATTTAGTATTTAGTTTCCAAAAGTTATTTAACGATACAGGTGTATTAAGTAGAAATTGTGTAGCTGAGTTTGATGGTAAACATTTTGTAGTTACTCAAGGTGATTTAATCGTACACGATGCTGTAAGAAAACAATCGGTAGCTACTGATCTAGTTAAAAAAGAATTATTTGATGATATAAATGATGCATATTATAATCTCACTTTTGTTGCACATAACGTACAGCAAACAGAAATGTGGGTATGCTATCCTAGTATAGGGTCGCAATATTGTAATAAAGCATTAATTTATAACTATGTTAACAACTCATTTACTTTTCGTGATTTACCTGATATTTATCACATTGGTTCTGGAATTGTAGACCCTGGTGCTACATCCATAACTTGGAATACACAGACAGCTACATGGACAACTTACGATGGAATATGGGGCGAAAGAACCTATAATCCTACAGAAAGAAGTATATTAATGGCAGGTGTTGCTGATACTAAATTGTATCGTGGTGATTTTGGCAGACAGTTCGATGGTGAAAACTACATATCTACACTAGAAAGAAAAGGATTAACCTTAGATGGTAATACCAATACTGTTAAACAAGTAAGAAAACTAACACCTAAAGTAGGTGGTTCAGGACAAGTCGTTATATCAGTTGGAAGTTCTATGTCGCCTAATGGAACATATACTTATACAGCAGGACAAAACTTTGACCCCACACTTAATAATAAAGTAGATTGCAGATCAACAGGTAAATACATCGCAGTAAGATTTCAACACACAGATAACAGTCCATTTGAACTAAATGGCTATGATTTAGAGTATGAAGTTATAGGGGAAAGATAATGGCACAAGCTCCTAAGTATGTACCTAATCCTGTACCTGCTAACTCAGAAGATTTACCTAGATATATATTTGAAGAACTGACTAAGCTACAAGGGGCATTACAAGAAAACCCTATAGCATTTATAGAAGAAAAGAATGTTGAACCTAGCAGAGTAAAGCAAGGTGATATTGTTTATGCTGATGGTACTAACTGGAATCCAGGACAAGGTGAAAACCTATATTACTATGATGGTACTGTATGGAGAGCATTTGCAGGTGGGAGTGGTGCAGGTGATTTTGCACAGATTGCCGATACAACAGCACAAAATATAGCTACTGTAGATACAGCACAAGCTATTACATGGAATACATTAGTATACTCACAAGGAATAAGTATTAATGGAGTTGATACATCTAAGATAGAATTTAGTCGTAGTGGTAAATACTATGTAAACTTCTCTGCATTGTTACATTCGCAAAGTGCTAACAATAAAGATATATGGTTCTTCCCAAGAATAAATGGTACAGATATAACAGGAGCAGGAATAGCACATACACTTGCAACTAATGACCATAGAAGAACACTATCTAAAGCAGGGATATTTGACATAACTGCAGGTGATTATCTACAAGCAATGATGGCAGCAGATGACACCGATATAGATATAGACCCATTAGCAGCTACAGCATTTGCACCTGCTACTCCATCAGCTACAATAAGTATTATACAAGTAAGTCAATAGGAGAAAACAATGATTTATGTATCTGGTATACCTGCAGAGTATATTGATGACGTGTGGGAAGATTGTAAACAATATGTAGAAATGGGCAATAACAAATCCCAAGAAGAAATGGATGTACATGATATTTACTTCTTCTTAAAAGAAAAAGAAATGCAACTATGGGTTATCTTTGATAAAGACAATGGCAAAGAGATCAAAGCAGTTATAACAACACAGATTCTAAACTATCCACAAAAAAAGGTGTGTCGTATCGTTACATTAGGTGGCAAACAAATGGACACATGGGTAGCAGAAACACTAGAAATACTGGAAGAATGGTCACAAGAACAAGATTGTGATGCTATGGAAACAGTATGTCGCAAAGGATTTATTAAAAAATTAAAAGATTTCGGATATGAACAAACATATACCATACTCGGAAAAGAACTTACAACCATACACTAGGAGATTTATATGAGTAAAGGTGGAGGTGGAGGTGGAAGCACCACACAAACGCAAAAATCAGAACCATGGATAGGGCAACAACCCTATTTAACTGATTTATATAAACAGGCACAAACACAATTTCAAGCAGGACCACAACAATTCTATCCAGACAGAACTTATGCTGAAGCTAGTCCTACAGTTTATCAAGCAGAAAACTTACAAAGACAAGCAGCATTAGCTCAAGCAGGATTAGGATTAGGTTCTATTGTTCCAGGATTTCAACAAGCATTAATGAGTCCTGCACAAAGATTTCAAGATCCAATGCTACAAGAAGCATTAACAGCAAGTCTTAGACCTATAGAAGAAACTGGCTCAAGATTATTACAACAAGCTAGAAGACAAGCGACAGGTAAAGGTCAATTAGGTGGCACAAGACAAGCAATACTAGAATCAGAAGTAATAAAAGATGTTGCTCAAAAACAAGCAGATGTTGCACGACAAATGTATGGTGATGTGTATGGTGACGTTCTTAGAACACAAGCTGCAACATTAGGTCTTGCTCCTAGTATTATGGGTACATTTGCTCAACCTGCAGCAACGCTAGGACAAGTAGGTGCAGCAGAAACAGCAAGAGCACAACAACCTATAACAGAAGCTATGCAACGATTTGCGTTTGAACAAGCAGCTCCAAGTCAAGCACTACAACAGTATGGAAATATTGTAGCAGGTACTATTTTACCAGGAACAGTTACAACAACAGGACCAGGTGCACAAGGACCAGGAGCAGTAGCAGGTGCACTAGGTGGAGCAGGATTAGGTAGTTTAGTTCCATTTGCACCTGGAGCAGGAACATTATTTGGTGCAGGTGGTGTAGGTGCAGCAGGACCAGTTCAAGCAGGTGCATTAGCAGGAATAAATCCTTATGTACTAGGTGGAGCATTATTAGGAGGAATATTCTCATGAATGGAATGTTTGGAAATTTATTTGACCTTAATTTAGCTAATTTATTCGGTGGAGGAATGAATATGGGTGTTAACTTTGACAACCTTACTATGGATCAAAAAAGACAAGCACTTAGAGGAATGACAAAAGGAACAATGTTAGGTGGGGTAAATCCAGAACTACCTACTCCTATTAAGTTACCAGAACCAACAGCAGTTGCTCAAGGAGATGCTTCGAACCCAATAGTAGCGTTAGATGCATTAAGTGGTCTTCTACAACAACCACAACAACCACAAATGCTGCCTATGGCACAACAACAAGCTATACCTGGTTTAAATTTACAACCTATTAATTTAGCTCAGTATTATGGAGGAATCTTGGGATGAGTATTTTCGATGATAATAAAAAAGAAGAAGTTGGTGGTTTCAAAGGACTTTTAGGAAACTTAATGATTCCAGGTTCTGCAGGAAACTTTAGCAATAAAGATTTAATTAATGCAGCAATACTTCGTGGTAGTTTAGAACTTCTCAAACCAAAACAACCTGGTGAAAATTTTGCATCTCAATTAGGTAGAGGATTACAGGCAGGAACTGAAACTGCTAAGTTATTACAAACTAGTGGCACAGAAAAGATAGATGAAATGCTTAAAAAAATAGAACTTCAAGAAAAATTTGATACTCTAAAAGAAAGAAAAGTAAGAGAAGCAGGTGCTTTTAAATTTCCTGAAATTAAATATACAAAAGACCAAGAAGATGCAGATATGAATTTACATAATGCTTTTAATGTTGCAGATATAGCAGGAGCAGGAATAAGTGAACTAGGTGGACAGGTAGGTGCAGACTTATTTGCTGAACAAAGACAAGCAAAGGCGACTTTCGATAGACTAAGAAACGACTTACTTACATTTAAAGCACAATCTGTTACAGGAAGACCATCTGTTTATTATTTTCAATTATCCGAAACTGAAGTTCCAAAATATGGAGTATCAGACTTCACAGCAAGAGAAAAGTATAGGGAAATAAGAGATAAATATGCTTCCGATGTTCAAGCATTAAAGGATGAATATAAACTTGCTGAAAGAGAAATAGACAGATCCAGAATAAGAGACAACATCAAAAATGCAGAATATATTATTAAAAGACTAGACACTATTGATTATGGGTTTTCTAAAGACATGGGAGAACCTTTAACTGGTGCTAAGGATAATATTTATTCTGGAACGAATAATACACCTAATTACGATGAAAGTTTAGATATGTCAGCAGACGAATTTTTAGGTCAATAAGAGGATATTATGTCAGAAGAACTTAGAGCATACGAAAGACAGATAATAGAAAAGAACATAGTAGATGATTTCGAAACTCTTAAAATACAAGGAACATCTCTTGTTAAAAAAGGAGATATTACAAACGAACAATACTATAAAAAGATAAGAGAAAAAGCTATTGAGTATGGGATTATTTCTGAAGATGAGTACCCAGGATATATGCCTAGTTACATGGAAGATGTATTTAGAATAGCAGGAAATGTTGTAGGTGGAATAGGATCAGCTAGAAAAGGTTTTACTACTTATAGTGCTTCAGTTGGCTCAGGTGGAGCAGTAGGACAAGGAATCTTTGACACAATGAATTTGTATTTGACCAAAAAATATATGCCTGGTGTAGAAACAAAACCTGTAGAACAAATTTCTCAAGACATGGCAAATGCTTTTGTGGTTGATACTGCATTGACTGGTATTATTGATAAAGGAATACAAGGCACGAAGTTTTTAGGAAAAAAAGTAAAGTCTGGATTTACACGTCTAACTGATGATACTTTAAAAACAATAGACAAAAAAATAAAAGCATCAGACAAGGTTAATGCATCAAAGCAGTCTATCAAGGATAGAATTAGACAAGAAGATGAAGTTATAAAAGAATTAGAGCAAGATTTATTAGATCAAGGCATAGATCCAACAAGATACATGGTTTATGGTGCTAGAAGTTTTGGAGAAGCATTAAGAGGATATTCTGATGCTTTAGGAGTTTTACCTATAATAGGTAGAGACTCTAAAATTGCATACAAAAACACATTAAAAGAATTGTTCTTATCTGCTACAGAGGGAGTAGAAAAAAATGCTATAAAACAAAGAAGTGGGTTTTTTAATCCCAATGCTTTTAGAATTGAAAAAAATCAAATAGTTAGAAACCCAAAAGTATCAGATCAGTTTATAAAAGACATGCCTATGACTATATTAAGGAATGTTCAGCATCAAGCTGCAAAAAAAGCAGTAGAAGTTGATAAACTTTATACTAAATTCTATGATGATCTTAGATCAGCAAAAGACCCTAGAACAGGCAAAAAATTACAATTCGGTAAATACGAAACAGTTGTTTTAGAAGAAACAGGAGAAAGAATTTCTTTAGCACAAGCAGCTAAAGAACTAAACGACACACTAAAAGAAGCACTAGGAGAAACTAGCAAAAAATTCTCTAAAGACTTACCAAATGATATAAAATCTTTAATTCCTATAACAAGACAACAGGAATACTATACAGGATTAAAAGCAGGAGTTAAAACTATAGGTCCAAAAAATAACCTATCAGCACAAGAGTTAGCAGACCTTGATATAAGACTAAGAAATTTAAAAAATAGAATAGGAGCATACGAAAGACAAGGGGTAACACCAGAAGATAAATTAAAATCATCTGATATTGTAAAAATAAGAAATATAATTAAGCAGCTTATTGCTAAAAAAGATAAAGAAACAGGAACTAATCTATTTAATCTCAGAAAAGACGCAGATGAAAAATATATCTTAAAAGAAAGATTTTTGAATAACAATAAAGGAGCTATCAATCACGCAAACTACATAGAAGCAGGGGTAGACAACATTGACGATGCAGTAAGATTAGAAAAATTAGCAGCAGAGCCCGATAACGTTGGAAACAAATTAAAAGTCAAAGATGGAAGAATATCTATTTCAGGTAGACCTTACAAAGGTAAAGTAGAAATGAATGGAGCTGAAATGCTTGATTACTATATGAATAGTAATGGAGCAGAAGGAATTAAGTCTCTAAGTAGAATTATGAATGTTACAGATGAAACAGGAAAAATTGTACAAGTAAACCCAGAATTTAAAAGATTAGTTTTAAACGAATTTGAAAACATGTTTGATGACACAATGTTTAAAAGTTTAAGAGAAAAAGGAGCTTTTGAATCTAAAGAAATAAGAAAGAGACTTGGTTTATCTTTTGAAAAAGGTAGCACAGAAATAAGAGAAAGAACCAAAGCTATGATAAAAGAAGCTAATTTAAACTTTTCTTTAAAAGACCTAGATAAATTTACAAAGTATTTAGATGGCTTTCAACCTGATCCAAACTTAAGTAAATTCCTTATGAGAAGGTTTGCTTTGTCTAGTTCAAGTGGATTATCTCTTAACTCGTTGATACCTATCGCAGGTACTGCAACAGCAGGTAGTATTTTAGGTGGTCCTTTAGTGGGAATAGGCATTATGATGATGTTCAACAGATTTATTGCAGGTAAGTTTGGAAAAGGAAGGTTTGCTAAAGTAGATAGTAAAGGAGGTTTTAGTAAATTTTTCTCAGAGATGTTTAATACAACAAAAGACTTTGCCGATAATATAAACAACAAAGGATTAAGTAAACTTGGAAGTTTTGGGCAAAATGCAGGAAATGTAATTAAATTTACTACAGTAGACTCTATAGGAGAAAACTTAGATCAAATAGAAATGTTATCAGACTTTGCTCTAAGTGATACAAAATCGGCACAAGATGTTTATGGAGAGGTAGAACAACTACCACCAAGAAGATGATACCTTTTGAAGTCATAACAATGCTTGGTTCTAGTTTATTTACTGGGCTACTTTCCATATGGTCACAAAAATCTAAAGATGCAGCAGATCAACAAAAGTATCTTATGCAAAGAGCAGAGATAAATCGTGCATCAGTAGAAGATGCAAGAAAAGATAACAGTCAATATCAATCTACAACAAGAAGATGGATGGCATTACTAGCTGTGTTCTTTATTATCTGTTTACCTAAACTAGCAGTATTCTTAGACCCATCAGTACAAGTACATCTTATGTATCTTGAACAAGTTAAAGAGGGTTGGTGGATATTCGGCAGTATAGAAGAAGTTACAACATTTCAAGGAATATCAGGTGTAGTTATTACTACAGCAGACACACATTTTTTAGCAGCGATATCAGGATTCTATTTCGGTTCTGCTGCAACAAGGAGATAACATGGTAGCTAAGAGATATCAAAGCAAAACTGGTGGATTAAATGAAGCAGGAAGAAAACATTTTAAACGTACTACTGGTGCTAATTTAAAAAGACCTGTAACAGGTAAAGTAAAGCCAGGTTCTAAAGCAGCAAAAAGACGTGCAAGTTTTTGTGCAAGAATGTCTGGTGTTAAAGGTCCTATGAAAGACAGTAAAGGGAGACCAACTCGTAAAGCATTAGCACTTCGTAAATGGAAATGCCGATGAATAGAATTTATCTAGCACTCGTTATCATAATTGTACTAATTTTAGGTTACGCAATAGAAGATGCTGTATCAGATACCTC